ATGCGATGCAGCAGGTGCAGTGATGGCGAATACTAATTTGAGCCTGATCCCGCAGAACTTTCCCGTCACGGTCAACATGCTTGTGGTGCTCAAGGGCGCCGAGAAGATGGAGGCCGAGATGAAGGGGCTGCGCGGCAAGGTCGCAGCATTCAAGAAAAGCATGGAAGACAGCGGCCTTGAGCCGCTGGACGTGGCCGGTTTCATTGCCGAAGGTGGTTTGCTCAAGCCGTTTCAGGACGGCATCAAAAAAGCCATCGAAGCGCAGGATGCGCTGGCGAAGAAAGCCAGGGCACTCAAGGGCCTTAAAGTGCCGAAGGTGGTGCAGGGCGAAACCTCGGCCAACCTGGAAAAATTCAACAAGGCACTGGATAACATCTCGCTGAAAATCGGTCAGGCGTTGTTACCGGCGGTTAACGGCATCGTCACGGCATTGACGCCGGTAATGACTTCGATAGGCCAGTTTGTCGCCAACAATCCGTATCTGGTCGAAGGGCTGGCGGCCGCTGCCGTAGCGTTTACGGTGGTCACGGTCGGGGCGATGGGGCTGGTCGCGGTGCTGGGGATTTTGACCTCACCCATCGGGCTGATTGCGGCGGCTATCGCCGCAGCGGTGGCCATCATCGTGATCGGCGCGCGGTTGATTACCAATAACTGGGCGTCGATTTCCGGATTCTTCGGCGGGATGTGGGACTACGTCTCGACGAAATTCAAGGCTGGAGTCGCGGCGACCACACAGGCAATCGAGTCGATGAGCGCATCGATCAGCAAAACATGGGGAGAGATCAGCGCGGACTTCTTTGCCGGCGTCGACAGCGTCGTCAATATTTACAACGGCTTGGTATCGAAAGCGCAGGCAGGCACTGACAAGCTCGCGGCGGCTTTCGACTTCTCGCCGCGTGAGCTGTGGAACAAGGCGTTGGCGAAAGCCAGCAGCGTTGTCAGTGATTTTTTCGCCAGCACCATGGCGGATGCGCAAGCAGGGATCGACAAGCTCAGTGCGAAGTTCGCTTTCTCACCGCGTGAGGTGTGGAACAAGGCATTGGCGAAAGCCAGCAGTGTTGTGAGTGAATTCTTCGTCAGCACCATCGCGGATGCGCAAGCGGGTATCGACACGCTCAGGGCGAAATTCGGTTTCTCGCCGAGTGAAGTGATGAGCAAGGCTTTTGCAACTGCGAGCAATGTCGTCAGTGATTTCTTCGCTGGCGCACAGGCCAAAGCTGCTGCCGGTGTGGACACGCTCAAGGCGAAGTTCAGTTGGTCGCCGGTGCAGACGATTACCGGCGCCTGGGGTTCGCTGAACAATGTGTTTGGCAATCTTGTTGGCGGTGTTGCAGGTAACGCCACCGCGCAGTGGGAGCAGGTCAAATCGATTTTCACGCAATCGCCGGTGGCGACGATTGAATCGGCTTGGCAACCCGTGGTTGGCGTTTTTTCGGCGCTTTGGGATGTCCTGCGGGCATCGATGGCCACGTTGCAGGAAAACCTGCGCAGCGTATTCGACGTCTTGCCGGTGGAGTCGGCAACGGCGGCCTGGAGCGGCGTGAGCGGGTATTTCTCCGGTTTGTGGGCGTCGTTGACCACGGATGCACAGGTGCTGAAGAGCGTCTTTGGCGATCTGTTCAGCCAGTCGCCGCTGGAGTCGATCCAGCAGAAATGGCAACCAGTGCTGACCTGGTTCGGTGAGATGTGGACCAAGCTGCAAGGCATCTTCGGGCAGGTCAAAGAACTGCTCGGTGGCAACTTCACCGCTATCTTCGCCACCCTCACCGGCACCAGCACGGCGGCACCTGCCGGCGGCGCGGCACTGAACAGCACGTTGCCGCAATCCTCCAGCGCCCTGATCCAGCAAAGTGCTGCCAACAACCGCACGCAACTCGAAGGCGGCCTGACCGTGCGCTTCGAAAACGCACCGGCGGGCCTGCGTACCGATCAACCACAAACCAATCAACCGGGCCTGGCGTTGTCGTCGCGCATCGGCTATCGCTCGTTGTCGGCAGGAGGTTCCAATGAACTGGCGTGACCGCTTGTTGCCGGCATCGTTTCGCGGTGTCGGGTTCTGGATCGATCAGGCGAAAACCCCGGTCGGTCGTAAAGGTCAGTTGCACGAATACCCGCAACGCGACCTGCCGTATTTCGAGGATCTCGGCCAGCAGGCCAAGACCCACGACATTACGGCGTTCATCATCGGCGCCGATTGCCTGGAGCAGCGCGACAAGCTGCTCAAGGCCTTGGAGGCGGGCAGTGGTGAACTGGTGCATCCATGGCTTGGACGTTTGCAGGTCAAGGTCGGCGAATGCGACATGACCCACACCCGCCAGGACGGCGGGCTGGTGACGTTCAGTCTGAAGTTTTATCCCGACCGGCCATTGCCGTTTCCGACTGCCACGGTCAGTACGCAAAAAGTCCTGTTGGCCAAAGCTGACACGCTGTTGGGTTCGGCGGTGGCGCGCTTCGAGCAGGCGATGACGCTGATCAAGGCGGCGCGCATCGGCATCGCCAATTTGCGCAATAGCCTGACCGGGGTCTACGAGGTGATCAAGGAGCAGCTCAAACCGCTGATCGAGCAGTATCGGCAGATCACCGAACTGGTCAAAGCGGTCAAGGAGTTGCCCAAGGAAGTCGCGGCGGAGTTCAAAGGCTTGCTCGGCGATATCAAGGAACTGAAGGCATTCGCGAAGGAGGGCTACCGTGGCGTGATTGCCGACGTGTCCCAACAACTCGAAGCCATCCGCAAGGCCGATGCGCCGAAGATCACCACCGGCAAGGACACCAACGCGGCGGCACAAGCCATGGCCGATCTGGTGCAGGACACGGTGCTGGTCAAAGTTGCGCAATGGGTGGCGTCGATGCCGGTGGCGACAAGCCCGGTGAAACTGTCATCGACGCCTGCGGTAGGGCAGCAGGCGACGAGCCCGGTGACCCGCCAGGAAGTCCCGGTCAGTGACGACATGCAGGCATTGCGTGACGCCGTGGCGGTGGCAATCAACCCGATGCTGGACAAGGCCGACCCGGCGCACTACCAGGCCATCAGCGATGTGAAAGAGGCGCTGCTTGCGCACCTCAAGGCCGTCGCGTCGTCGGGTGTGCGGCAAGTCAGCAAGTCGTTCCAGGAAAGCTTTCCGGCACTGGTGGTGGCCTACAAGTACCTTGGAGATGCAACGCGGGTCACGGAAATCACTCAACGCAACGGGATCACCCATCCCGGTTTCTCACCCAACGAAGTGAAAGTCTCCGGGGAGTAAACCATGAGCGAGATAGACAACCGCGTCACGCTGACCGTCAACAATATGGAATACGGCGGCTGGAAAAGCGTGGAAATCACCGCCGATCTTGAGCGTCAGTTCCGCACCTTCAAACTCGACATCACCTGGCAGTGGCCGGGGCAGACGGTGGATCAGCGGATCAAACCGGGTGACCCGTGCGAAGTGAAAATCGGCCAGGACCTGGTGCTCACCGGCTACGTGTTCAAGGCCCCGATCAGCTACGACGGACGCCAGATCAGCCTGAGCATCGAGGGCAGCTCCAAGACTCAGGATCTGGTCGATTGCGCAGCCACCAACCGGCCGAACCAATGGCAGGAGCAACCGCTGCTGGGCATCGTCCAGGCTCTGGCGGCGGAATACTCGCTGTACGTGGTCAACGAAATTCCCGAGACCGCGCGGCTCGCCAAGCACACCATCGTGCCGGGCGAAACGGTGTTCCAGTCGATCGACCGTCTGCTCTCGCTGTTCCGGGTGTTTTCCACTGATGACGAGCAAGGCCGGCTGGTGCTGGCCAAGCCCGGTAGTGGTGGTCGGGCCAGTGACGCGCTGGAGTTGGGCAAGAACATTCTGTCGGCGAACGCGCCGATGGATCAGAGCCAGGTATTTTCTGAATACCGAGTGATCGGTCAGCAGAAAGGCTCGGACAAGAAGAGCGGGGCGGCCGTCAGCGAGGTTCAATCCAGCGCGGCTGATCTGAGCTTCAAGCGCCGACGCACCACGATCATCAACGAAGGCACCGCACTGACGTTCGAGTTGGCCCAGCAACGCGCCCAATGGGAAAGCGCCACCCGCATGGGCCGGGCGCAGACCACCACCTATCAGGTGCAGGGCTGGCGTCAGTCCAATGGCGATCTGTGGCGCCACAACACGCTGGTGAAGGTCACGGATCCGGTGCTCGGGTTCGACAGCGACATGCTGATTTCCAAAGTCACGTATTCGCTGTCGTCTCAAGGCTCGGTGACCACGCTGCAAGTGGCGCCACCGCATACCTTCGATCCTGATCCAACGCCCCCGAAAAAAACGCCGGCCTGACACCGAAACCGAAGGGCATCACCTGATCCTGTGGGAGCGGGCTTGCCCGCGATAGCGCAGGTTACCGCAAACACTTCTTTGCCTGACACGCCGCCATCGCGGGCAAGCCCGCTCCCACAGGTTTTGTGTTGGCAAAGTATCGAGGATCAATTCATGAGCCTACTGACACGCCTGCTGGCGCGCGGCACTGTCGTGCTCGCCAACTCGGCTTCCAAGCTGCAATCGCTGCAAATGCGCCTCACCGCCGGTGAAGTGAACGACGACCTGGAGCATTTCGAACCGTACGGTTTCACCAGCAACCCGCTGGCCGGCGCCGAGGGCATCGTCACGTTTCTCGGCGGCGACCGTTCCCACGCCATTGCCCTGGTGGTCGCCGATCGCCGTTATCGCCTGCAGTCGCTGGCCTCGGGCGAAGTGGCGATCTACACCGACGAGGGCGACAAAATTCACTTCAAGCGCGGGCGCATCATCGATATCGAAACCGCCACCCTGAACATCCGCGCCAGTAGCGCGGTGAACTTCGACACGCCGGTGATCAACCAGACCGGCAAGATCGTTTCCACCGGTGATCAGCTCGCCGGCGGTATCAGCCAGATCAAACACGTGCATGTTGGCGTGCAGGCCGGCAGCGGCCAGACCGGTGCGCCGGCAGGAGGCCAATGATGTTCATCAGCCAGAACCTCCACGCCGCACTGACCCGCGCCGTGCTCATCAGCCTGTTCACCTGGCGCCGCGCCGCCGATGACGACGCCCTCGACGACGAGGAGCGCTTCGGCTGGTGGGGCGACAGCTTTCCCACCGTCGCCGACGATCGCATCGGTTCGCGGCTGTGGCTTTTGCGTCGGGTCAAGCTGACCCGACAGACCCAGATGGACGCCGAGTTCTATGCCCGCGAAGCCCTGCAATGGCTGATCGACGACGGCCACTGCAACGCCATCGACATCATCAGC